TGTTCTTTTGTAGTTCCTTTAGTAAAAAAGGATCCTATCGTTTGAGGAGTTTTTACATAATCTGTTTCAGAAGTAGCGTAAACACTGTGTCCCCATTCCAGTAATGCTGTAAAGCCTGGTCTCATAAAGATAAGTTCCATTTCTGTTATTTGAGACCTATCCCAACAGTTGAAGGTAACTGTTGCTTGTTTTAGTTGTCCAAACTGACCTACGGAGTTTACAGTAACACCTGTTATACCTGGCATTGGTCTAAATCCTTTTCCACCTTCTCCTGTAAAGTTACTATAGGTATTTGCTCCTGTTCTTCCAGCTACACCCCCTATTAGTATATACTTTTTTGCTAGTTCAGAAGAACCGCCAACATCAACTCCTGATGTAAACTTAACCCAACCTGTTTTACTTGTTATATATATTAAGTCGTCGTTAGTTCTACTCTCTTTCGAAACAATTTTACTTCTCAAATTAAATTGAGCTATAACCTCATCGCTGAAAGGTCCTCCTATAATCTTACCTCCTGCCATTTTTTATTCTAATTAAATATTTGCTTTTTCAAAGTTGCTTAGAATTGTATCTATATTCCCTGGTATTCTTATTTGAATTCCTGGTTCTACAATTAGCGATGCTCTTTCTGAATTATTTGCTGCTGCAATCACCCACCAAAGTGTATGGTCACTGTAAAATTGATCTGCTAAAGTATCGTACCTATCTCCTGCTGTAGTTATAACGTAGTAGTCATTTTCACTAATAGGAGTATCGGGGTAAACAGTTGTTGTTTTGTACTGTTTTCCTTCTGGTGATGTTACTATTGTTATATTCTCGTATCTTTTCATTTACTTCTATGCTAGTTGTGGTCCAAATGCAGGTACCGATGCTAGGAGTGGTGGAACAGTATTCATATTAGGCGGATTTGCTGTTTCTGTTTCTGCTACTTTTGGTACTGGTTCTATCCCTGTATTAGGATTATCTATATCAGGTATTCCTTTTCTTCCTCTTTCAGATGTTTTTGTTGTAATATATTGTTTTAATCCTGTTGTAGGAGTAAATGTATGTATTGGTGTAAAGTCTATTGAGCAATCCATTATCATTGGCAACTCTTGTTCAAAATCATCTTTTCCTAAACTCTCAGGCTGTGTCATTGCTATCTCCCAAGGGTATTCTGTATTCCAGGTATAGTTCACACTATTTAAAACTCCAGGTAATTCGTATATATAATCTCCTACTGTTATCTTTGTAATAGTACCTCTCATAAACTGACCACCTTTTGCATAAGTTGGTGCTGTTGCTGATGCTAGCCAAATCATTTTTTCATATAACGGTCTCATTTCTGTTCTAGTAGCAGCTGCTATTTTAAAAGATAGTGAAATTTTTCTTTGAAAGCCACCGTAAATTTGAAAATCTTCTGCTCTACCTAGGTACTTAACTGGGTTCCATGCTGCTGAGTAATTATCTGCAAAGGAGTCTAAAAATGCTCTAAAGTATAGTACTTTCTCATTTCCATCTGCTGTTAGTATGTGAAATCTAAACTTAATTAAATCTCTACCCTTTGTTTGACCTCCTTCTACTGTACTTCCATTTACTGTCAGTTTTCCATCATTAGGAAATAGTGCATTTATTTTATCTACCTCTGCACCGTTTTCTGGTTTTTGAGCGTCTGATGTAAACCAGTAACTATTTGTTCTTTTAGCAAGGTTATAGTCTTCGTTTGTCTTACTCTTTGCTCCTTGATCTCCTAACCTGACTCTAGATTCTTTTGTAATGTTATTATTCTTAGTTAGGTAATTCTGTTTCTGAACAATATATGTACTCTCTACTGGAAAGGATTCGTTAAAGGTTTCTTTCTGTCCAGATTGTACGGATGACTCTCCTGATTTATTTACAAATAGTGAGCTAGATATTGTTGATAGTTGATTACTTATACTACCCCTATATCCCGGTTTAACAGTAGTTTGTCTTATACCACTTCCTGAAGGGATTACCTGTATAGGTGTTCCTGCTTGTGCGGAGTTTTTAGTCTGTTTTTCTTCGGTACCTGTTGGAAGTATTTTATTCGGAATTTCATTTCTATCAGTAAAAATATTTCCTCCTACATAGTCTAGATTACTTGAACGAGTATCTGTAGTAAGTTCTGTTTTATGCTCTCCTGGTATTGCTTCTCCTCTTAAAGCGTAAGGTGCTCCTTCTACTCCACCTGCTCCAAAGAATCGTGTAAATGCATTGGTATTACTTGGATTTACTGGCTGTAAGTATGTATCGGTTCTAAATCCTCTTAAAAAATGTGTACCTGTTCCATTTACAGGGACTTGTGCTAGAGTTGATCCTGCAATTTTAACAGTCGTTAATAAAGTACTCCCTACTTGTCCTAAAACTGCTCCAAATAAAGATTTTCCTCCTTGTTGTGCTTTTTTAATCTTTTGAGCTACATTTACTTGTTGTAGTTCAGCTTCGTGTAATAGAAACTTTATACCTGGTTTAGATATAAGCATTTGAGCAATACGGGAAGCATCGTCAATGCGATGTGATACTTCTCCTCCTATCTGACTTGAAGGTGCTTGCCCAATATTTTTAGTAATAAGGGGTTTATCACTTCCAAGAGGCATAGAGCCATACTTCAGACTTGTAAGGTCTGTTTGAAGATTTAATATTCCGTTTGCCATTTATTTTTTATTAACCCGGTAGGTTGTTCATATAAGGAAGTCCTTGTCCTGTAGGAGATACTGTTGGCGGTACTCCGTTTAAGTCTAAATGAGAAGGAGCAGGCTCTGCTTGATTCTGACCTGGTACTCCTGTAATAGAATAGATATCGTGAAGGGTTGATCCTGGTTGTGCACTAGGAATAAGTGATGGTGTTGCTCCGTCTAATCCTAGGTTAGATGTTGGTAATAAGTCTAATAGTCCCATATTAATTATTTTAATTTATTATAAATAGTTTGTTTATTTTATTATCTCATTGGATGTAGGTTAATACCTATTGCTTCGTTAAGTTTATTTGCTCCAATGTATATGTTTTGTCCTTGTTTTACTGCTACTATAAGTTCGTCTATTTTAGCGTAGAATTCTCTTAATGGTATAACTGCTTCTGGACCTGCCTCTCCTACTAAGGCTTTTGTAGGTCCTGTTGTAATACCTCCTTTTGCCATCGGCAGTAACCCTGTTACACTCTCTGCAAGATTAAACTCTACAGGAGCTATGTCTACCCCTGGTATATTATTAAGACCTTTTATAATTGCATTAATTGTTCCTGTTGCTATATCTATTAAAAATTGAAACGGTCTCAGTATAAAACTTATTATCCCGTGCACTATTTTTTTCATTCCCTCTCCAAAACGGCCTTGAAAAATATCTACAAATCCTCCAACAATATCTATTGCAGATTTAAACCCTTGTACTATAAAACTTATAGCTGCTTTCATCGGTACAAAAACTACGGTCATTAGTCCGCCTAATACTTTTCCTATGACACCAAATACTTTTGACATATCTGTACTTTTTCCAAAAATATCAGCCATAATATCTCCTACTGATGTAAAAATTTCCTTTATTGGACTAAATACTTCCATCAGTCCTGAGCTTAATTCCTTAACCATAGGTCCTATAATTTGCATTAAAGGCTTTACTATTCCTTCAAAAAGTTCTCCTAAGACTTCCATAACTGGCATTAAAGGTTCCATTAAAGATACAAAAACTTCTTTTAGTTTTGTTGTAATAGCTTCCATTCTCTCCTGTTGAGATACCGATTGCATCTGAGATTGTAATGCTTTATCTTTAAATTTAGCGTCTAACTCTGCTTGAGTTGCACCAGCAGCTGCCATCTTATTGTACTCTTCTTGAGCCGCGTTCATATTAGCAAATCCTAATGCTTGTATCTTTACTTGCTGCTCTCCTGCTTCTAGCATTCCTGCTAACTCTTCTCGACTCTTACCGAAAGACTTTGCTAGTGCATCTTGTGCTAGGACATTCATTTTTCCAAAATCAGCAGCTGTTCCAATATTCTTAGCCATTTCTTTTGCTAAAGTAGCTGTGTCGTTTGTTAGTGCTGCTGCTCTAGCTTTTTCTAAGTTAAGTTCTTTTCCTGTTAGTAATTCAGCTTCTAACTCACTTCCTATTGATGATTCAAAATCTAATAAAGATTGTTGAGTGCTTGCTATATCTGACATTTCTAATCCTAACCTTTTAGCGTTAAAGACCGATTTTGTCATTTCCTCAACACTCCCTTTCATGCTAAGTCTAAATGCTGCTCCTGCTTTCCCTATTCCTTCCTGTATTGTTTTAAAGCTGATAGATGTTTTATTCTGCCTATTCAATGCCAGTACTGTACTGTCTACAGTTCCTAGATTATCTTTTAATCCTTTTCCGTTATTTAACCCTAGCTTTGTAAAACTCTCCATTGCTTCATCTGAAAGCTTTAACCTTTCTTGAACAGATACAAAATCTTCTGCCATTTTACCACTAAACTGTGTAGTAGTACCGAACATGCTGTTTAGTTTACTTTGTGCTGCTACAAGATTTTTTGTATTAACAAGTATATCATTTGACGACATAGCTACATTGTTCATCTCATTAGTCATCTTGAGAGCCGAGTCGTAGGAAACTCCTAATGCTTTTGCTGTATCTCCTGCTGCTGAATCAATTAGCTTAAATGCTTCTACTAGCTCCTTGACCACCATTACAGTAAGAGTCATTGGGTCTAATATACCTTCCACTAACTGTCCTCCAAAGTCTTTTGCTGCTCCACTTAGTACATCGAACGTACTACCTCCTTCCGCAGCTGTTTTTCGCATATTCTGATTTACTTTTTCAGTATCGAGAAACTTACCTATAAAAGGCACTTTACTTAAAGCTCCTGTGAGTTTTCCTGTAAGACCAATTTTCTTTTCAATATCTTGCAATTCTTGCTGATCTCCTCGTAGCATCTGTTCTTGAATGTCCAATGCCTTAAGAGCATCTGCAAAAGCTGCTTGATCCTGTTTTGATACCTTCTTTTTTAAATCGGCTGCAAGTTGTGTTGTGTATTGAAATCTTCTTTCCAGTCCTAATCTTTTTTCCGCTAAATCGTTTATTTGTTTTTCAAGATTTTTAGAATTAGTAAGTCCTTGTGCTATTCTGTACTTATTCTTTACTAGATCTTCCGAGGTCTTAGCTGCTGCTGCCATAGCTCTTGTAAAGTCTTTTGTTGCAGTACTCATTACAGTTGCATCTATTCCGTCAAAGGCAGACTCTACTGCATCTTTAAAAACTTCTCCAAGCTTAGCTGATACAGACTTTAGAGTATCTTCTATGTATGTTGCCGAGTCTTGTACGTCTTTTTTAGTTTTTGGATCTAAGGCCATATTAACTTGTTTTTATAATAAATAGGTAAGCCCATAATTACTCACGGGCTTTTGTTATATAGTCTGGACTATTTCCTAGTGCATCTGCTTTCTCTCGTAAAATCTGCTTAAGTCTATCAGAGGAAGCATTATCAAGCTTCTCGTCTCTCTTATTTCCTGATTTAGCATCTGCTTCTAATTGTTTAAAGTTTGATAAATGTCCGTATGTTACCCTACGTAGCCAGATTGGCATATCATATACTATATCAAAAGTGTATCCTCCGTTTCCGAAATAACAAATTTCTGTTAGTATTTCGTACAATCTTGCTCTATATTCCTGCGTCAGGCCAAAAAAAGTTAATATTCACAGGAATGTTGACACCCTCCACAATGCCATTTTCAGTTGATACTGATGCTTCCATTTTAATACCTGGTTGAGTATTTACTAAGTGGTCTCTGAATGCTCTAGAGTCTTTAGCTAGGAAATAGTTATCCACAAAATCCCTAACTGTACTTCTCTCTCTATCACCATTTACTGATAGTATTGCGTATTTTAACCTTGTTGATAGTTCTGGGGAAGCTTCTTTATTTATCTTTTTTAAACCATCTAACTCTGCTTGTACTTGTTTTTCGTCTTTATTTGTTAATATCTTATAGGTAAGCTTAGTTCCCGTAGTTGGAGTAGTGTATTGGAATTCGTTTATACCTTTTGTTAAGCCAGTCTCATCTATATACTGTAGTGGACATTCTGTTAGATCAACATTTACTTCTTCGTTATTATACCTAAATGTATAGTCTTTCCCGTACCCTAAAATACGTGCTGCTACTAGTACAGCATTTTTATCTCCTAAGATCATATCCTCTAACTCAATATCCGATACTATTAACGATTTTAAAAGCCTATCTAAGGCTGTACCCTGTTTTATGTAGTTCTGATTTGTAAGGATATCTTCTTCTCTAGCAGTCATATATCTCATTTCTACTTGTCCTGAGGAAAGTGGATTATCTGATGGATATACAAGACCTTTTGAAGGAAGTTCTACCATTTCGGTAGGAAATTTCATTTTTTGTTCCATAAATTTTATTTGTTAGTAACTTTTTCTATATATAAATATACGTATAAAAATTTTTTAAAACAACAAAGCCTGACTACTGCCAGGCTTGTTAATTTTTATTTGAAATTTATTAGTAATTCAATACACAATAATCCATTGCAATTGAGATTCCTATCTCTACTATTCCGTCAGCAGAAGTCCAGTCAAATTGTCCAAAATCTCCTTTTGTTAAGAAAGCTCCTTTGATAATCCATTCCCCTACGATATCTCCTACAGGACCTAGAATGTTTAAAGTTAAATCTTTCTTATAGAAATCTGAATATCCAGCTCTACCTGTTACTGATTCGTACCCTAAACGAGCCCATTCCATTACTGCTTGAGCACCTGAAGGTGTGATTGGTGAGTATAAAGTCATATCCATATTCTCCCAGTTTCTTTTTCCTCTTATTTTTCTGTAAGAGTTAATGTGATCAAGTTTGATCTCACTATCTGTAAAGCCTGGTGCTTTCACGTTTTTGATCATGAAGGCTGGCATGTTGTCTATATACATTACGAACCTGTGATGAACCATTGGTTCGAAGGCTCTGAACATTATCTCATTGGGGTCCAATACGGCCATGTCTGTTATTTTTTTAAATTAATTTTATTCTTGTTTTGTTTACAATTTTCTCCATGAAATCGCTTGAATGGACTTGCTCCTTGAATTTCTCTTTTACAATATTCACATTCTTGCAACTTATAGCTTGGGTTATTTTCCCTAAAAGCTCTTGTTTGCTTTTTTGCAATTTCAGGATCTTTATTTAACCAAGTTTCCTTAAGTGCCTTTTTTGTTTTTTCTACAATATGCTCTGGTCTCTTTCCTAAAGTTTTTCCTTTATTAGGAGATCCATGCTCTTTTATATAAGTAGTCAGATTATTCAGTTTCTTAGCATTATCTGAATACTTCTTAACTCTTTCCAGACTCCAGATAGCTCCTTTAAGCCATCCTCCACCATCTGTTCTATTTACTAGTGTTCCTGTTTTTTTATCAACTCTTCCATAAAGGTTTATAAACTCCATTTCTTTTTGATAAGCCTGCTCTCTCGTATCGCATTCGAATAGAATCTCTGTTTCTATCGTCGAATTCTCTGCTTGAATCTTCCATTCCCTATTTCTACTTTTGTAGTCGTAGGCACGTTTTTCAGTGCCTATTCCTACATAAAATACTTTATTTGAATCTAAATTAACATGTCTGTAAACAACTATCAAGATACTTTAT